GCCAACTCCTTTGCCGTACTTGCGATAAAGGTTTCTTTTTCAATTTCTATTCTCGCCAACTTATCACGCAAAGCGAAAATTTCTGAAAAATCGGTGCTCATCCATATACCTCCTTAGAAATTAAAGAAATTTCTTGATGGCTTCTATATCTTTTAGGTATTCCAGAGGAAACAAACTCTAAAATTGTCCCATTATAAAGTGTAACAGTAACATCGCTACCCTCTTTAACATCTAATGTTGGAGACATGATTAATGTTATCGTTTGCTCTACATTATCAACTGTTTTAGTTTGTGTTGCGTTATTGGCACTATTGTAAGATAATTTGCAAGGCTGTTCTTTCGCTATAATTACAGGCGTGTAAGTAGTTGTTCCATATTCATCAACCTTTTCGGTATAATTAATTATTGCACATCTACTGTCATACATCTTCTCAAGCTGTTTCCTCATAACATCAAAAGGATTGCCCATATTACCACTTCACCTTTCTAAATCCAATAAGCTGATTTTCTACTTTTCCTAACTTGTCAATCAGCTTCTGCATTCTAGCAACACTACTATTGCTATTGTCATAACTTATGCTTGTCTCGCCTTCGGATATGGAGGAAATATTTCCATTCTCCACTCCTTCCATATCCCCTAAAGCAAGTTTATTTTGCAAATATTTTTGGCACACAAGACTTACCCAACAAGAGTTAAGTTCGGCAGGCACTTCTTTAATGTTGCAATAATTTAAAATATAATCCCTGACCTCGTCAATTAAGACTTCTAAAATCTCATTCTCCCCGTCAGGGATATTGTAGCCTAGCAATTTCAGGTTGTTTGCTACCTGTTTACTTGTAACCATATTATCAGCCCTTTGAAATAATTCTAGCAATAGGAATAGCCTTGTGATTTATTGTCTTGCCGTTACCATCGTTTACAAGCTCCCAGTTGCTACCGTCTTTTAGTTCTGTATCTGTAGGAGATAAGGTAGCTTGTTTCTTCTTAGTGTAACTAATACCATAAGGGGCATAGCACTTTCTCTGTCTGGCATATAAAGTATCCTGACCACCGTGTGTCTTAGGATCTCTGTTCATTTCAAAAGGTACTTTAGCACCGATATTTTCATAGTCAAAAGCACCTGTACCAAGTACATATGTTACATACTTAGTATAACCATCACCAGCACCACTCTTAGACTCAGCTACTTCAGATGTAGGCATATCGTCATCAATTAAAACAGCTCTGCCATTCCAAGTTGCAAGTCCAAGTTCTCTTTCAATACCGTTACTATCTGTCTGCTTTAAATAAGCCAAAAGTTTGAGATTTTCAAGATTAGTTGCAACAGTTGAGTGCATAATAACCATTGTGAACTTGCTCTTATTATCGCCACCTGCTTTCTGAAT